CAACCTGCTCGTACACAAACTTGCCGTCACCAGGCTCATAGTCGATGACTGCGATACCTGTCTGCCAATCCTCTGATCGGTACAACGGACGACCATCAAGGTCTGTTGCACCTTTGGTGCTTGGCACGGCTCCGTCGGTTCGGGCTAGGCATCCTGGTGATGCAGCCATGATTGTTTGCGCACCATCGTGGTAGTCCCTAGTTCGTTCAGCCCATTCACGCCGGTGGATATGACCGAAGATGACTGACACCTTCTCAGATGACAGATACTTGTGCGCTGTCGAGCCACCAGATGCCACCTTGTCGCCATGAATGATCTTGAGGTTGTTGTTGATCCAATGCGCACCCGTTGGGTATCCACTCAGATACTCCACTTCAAACTCATCAAGACGGCACAGGTACGGCACCGACATCACAGGCCACTCGGACGGGATGTTGCCACGTCGAAGCCCGAATGCAGCTGTGGCTGAGTCAAGGATGAAGTTGCCTAGCCGTTCTTCATGGTTGCCTGCGATCCATGTGATGGTGGCTTGGGGTGCGAGTTTGCGTAACTGTGCGCACAGTTCTGTCGCACGATCTATCGCAGCTTGGGTGGTTCTGGCGAAGGCTGGGGTGTACCTGTATTTGCCAAACTCACACAGGTCTAGGTTGTCGCCAACCAAAACTATCTGGGCAGGCTTGGATGCTTTGATGATGTGCATTGCAACCTCGATGGCTTGCTCATCGTGGATTGGTTCTAGGTTCCCTCCGTGTTGATGGAAGTAGCCGAGTTGCATGTCAGGCAGAATCACAGCCGTCTGGTATTCACCTTGTCGGATTGGTTTGGGGTTGAGGGTGGGGACTGTGTACCGTTTGCCTTGTTGTATGACAGGCCATGCTGGTGCGCCTGCTTGGCGTAAGTCGTCAGCGAGTGACATTGTTGTCTCGATGTCGGGTGATTACCGATGGAGACATTTTGAATCCACGCTTCTTCAGGGCATGCACGATTTGCATGGGTCTGATGGTGGGGTCGAGCATTGCGTCACGTAGGTCTTTGCCATCTTCGGCAGAGAGTTGAGCAACTATCTCGTCAAGCTTTGAGGTTCCTCTTAGGCTTTGCGACTTTATTTCCTGCAATAGTTTCGCCATTGGTGATCCCCTTGAGATGCCAGTCGATGTGTGAATCCAACTTAGTACCAATGTTGCTCACATTTCCACTAAGCACCTCTAAGGCACTCACAACCCTTGCATGATCTTGCGTGTTTTCTTTACGCACCCTCATCAGAATTGTTGTGATGATGCCACCCACAGCCGTGATCAAGGCTGCTGCGACGATGCCCCAATCCATTATGCAACCGGCTTCGGATTGGCTGCCTCGTAGTCGAGGACGGCTTGGTTCGGGGTTGAGTCTGTCCAGCGTAGATGCCAAGGCTCAGCACCTGGCATGTCCACAACTTCGTGACTGAAGCCGAAGCGTTGCTCGTTCTCCAACAGCCAAGCAAGAACCTTGCCGGAGGCGTTGGCCACATCGACTGCGATACCTAGCATGTGACGTGAACACTTTGCAGGATCATCAACAGGGCTGGCAAGTACAGCCATACCTTTCTTCAGATACCACTTCTTGCCCTCATAGGTTCGAGTCTGTGCGCCTTCAATCGGCTCCACTTGGAACCTTTGCAGGAACCCAGCCTTCTGCGTAGCGATACTTCGATAGGTATCGGTATATTTCAGATTGATTCCAGCCTCAGCCTTAGCTGCATGCCTCATCGCTTCCCAAGCCCGAGCTGCACAATGATGCAACTGCCCACCACCACCACTGACAGGTCGCAGCATCGTGAGACTTATCTCAGAAGGCTTCTTGCCTTTGATGTGGTCGCAAAACTTGATCGGCACCACAGGCCAAGGCATCTTGGTCATTGAATTATTTCTTTGCGCCGAATGCGCTGTTGATTTCATCCATAGTCAGGTTGCCATCAAGCGATGATTGTGCAAGGCGTTGCACAACTGTGGCAACTGCTGCAAAACCTGCAAGAATCGCACTCTTGTAAATAGGCAACTCGGGGGCAACAACGGCTGAGCCACCAACAATCGCTAAGGCTGACGACAGGAACACAGCAACGATACGACCACCGACATCTTGTAACTTCTTCATGACTTATCTTCTTTCTTGTTGAGTGCGCCGATCAAGTGCAGAACTAATGCCCCAACAGTGAGCCAGATCACGACCCGTTGGATAGCCCCAGACAACGTGAGAATGGTGGTGACAGAAGCAGCGATTGTCCACAGCAACGCATGGAACTCACCCCACAACTTCATCATCGATTCCTTCGGATTGGTGCAGGGGCTGACACCAAGAATACAGCACCCAAGGCAATCAATGCACGACGAGTTTTGATTGGCACATTCTGATTCGTCATCACGTAATCATCGGCAAAACCTTCAAACAGATTCAACACAGCCTCGAATGCTTTACGCACTTTGGTTGGTGCTTCTTGCACAGCAGCCACCAACTCGGTTGCCTGCTCGGTGGTCAACTCATCGACTGCGACCTGCTCGAATACTTGTTCGGCTTCAGCGTTCGTCAACACTTCCAGCACTGCCGGTTCGGATGCAACGGAGACGGCTTGGTCGGGGCTGAGGTCGAAGTCGAGTAGCTCGGTGATGATGGCTTGGACTTGGGCTGGGGTTGCTTGGTCTATGTCGGCTAGGGCTTCGACTACGGCTTCATCGCTGATGGGTGGCAATGGTGCGTCAGGTTCAGGTGCGCTCGTCTCAGGGGCTTGTGGTGGCTCTGGGAGGGTGGTTTGGGGTGGGGGCAGGGTTGTTGTTGTAGTGCTTGTAGTTGATGTTGTTGGAGGTGTCGTAGTGGTCGAGGGGTTTGTAGCAGGAACAGTTGTTGGTGCGACAGTCGTAGAAGTTGTTGTGGTACTGGTTGTCCATGTTGTGGTTGTCTCCGGCAGTGTGGTATCTGGAATGGTGGTGTCAGGGATAGTGGTGATTTTAGGCACCGTTGTTTGAGGAATGGTCGTAGTCGTAGTGGTGGTAGTTGTTTCAGGGATAGTGGTAGTCGTAGTGGTCGTAGTCGTTTCAGGGATGGTAGTAGTCGTGGTGGTGGTGGTGGTGGGTGCAACAAGCGTTGTGGTGAACGCCTCATCAGGAACCATCTGCCAACCTTGGTTGTCAATGTTCCAAGCAAGAAGCACACAGGTATTTCCACCGTTCTCATACATCCAAAGATCGAGTGGCTGACTGCCTGCAACAATGTCTATCTGCCCTGACTCCATCCAGCTGCAACCCTGGTCAGACCAGTTGCCCCACTCATTGCCACCAATACTGATGGTGCCACCGTCATCTGTAGCCAACCAAAACTCAATCGTCTGATGCACAGGGATCGTGATGAAACCTGACATGTGAACCATGAACAAGTCATCGGTGCAGTTCTGATACGGCTCACCGTCATAGCTTCGATTGATGTTGTTCTCCAACTCAGAACCACAAATCGAATACACACTGTCAGACTTGACAGGAGGAATCTCATCAATCGTGAAGTAAGTGGTGGTTAAACCTGGTTGATCGTCAGCTGATACCGGTGAAACAAACGACCAAACTGTGGCCAGCAACGCTGGCGCAACAATCAACCAACGTGAAGTGCGCACATCAGGCTTCAGGCAACCATTCGGTAGCTGTGTTACCTTTGGCAACCCACGCAAGATACGCCTGATAGTCAGAGTTAGCAGATTCAAGTGGAATAAAACGCACTTCGTCATCTATTGTTTGCACAATCATTTGTTGAGCATCGTATGTGAAAGTGAAGTATTTCATTACAGTTCAGCCGATGCTTCCCAATGACCTCTAGATGTTCCAGGTTGCCACGCATAACCACCATCAGAAACAACCACAGCCATACCTTTAGTGTTCTGACCAATGATAAAAGCCGAACCGTTATATCCTGTTGGTTGTGGACTAGAAAACACACTCCAGTAACCACTAGTACCTGCCTCTATCCAAAGTGTGACAGTCGGAGTTGTGCGCATATCCACTTTAAAATAAATCTGATTTATATGAAGTCCACTTGCGTTGCCAACGCTACCTGCACCAAATAAACCATTAGATGTATTTGTCGCAACAGCCACACCATCGTTATACGATTTTGTGTAATACCGTTCGCATTTAGCAATCGTTCGACCAATGTCTTCAAACTCAAACGGTGTAGGAACAGAGCCAACCTCCAACTGAACACCAGTGACCTGCCAGTAGTTGCTTGTAGCAGCAGCAAGGTTTGTTTGACCGACAGCACGATTCGCACTCACCTGAGACACCCAAGTATTTTGCAAAGTTCCAGAAGTAAAGTTTGATCCAGCACCTAACCAGAAACCCATAGTTAGACTCACTTCAGCATCATTGTCAAATGCGCCAGTTGTATCAGCAGGGAAAGTGATTGTTTTCTTCTCCCAAGTACCAGAAACGGAAACTGTGTACGAGAAAGAAACTTGACGAGAGTTGTCAGCATCCACCAACTCAGCGATATAAGTTCCAGTGACATTTGACTTGACCCAAAATGAAAGCGCAAATGGCTTTGCTGATGAAGTTCCTTTGGCGAACTGTTGAAGGTTCTGTCCTTCTATTTTTTGCTCTACAAGATTAAAATCACCTGCTGCTGGTGAAGCGTCAGCAGTTGTACAAAGCATCTTTAATGATTTTCGGAAACCAGAACCAGTAGGTGCATCATTTTCAACACTTTGAGTCCATGTGCCAAGAGCGTTCAAACTTGTAGAGATTCTGTCAGCCGTGTAATAACCACTTGTGGTTATACTTGCTTTTGATGTCACACGCTGTGCAACCTGCATAGCACCATTGATAACCACATTACGATTCGTGTCAGAAATAGTGGTGCTGACAGAACTGTCTGCTTGGAATACGCTGACACCTGCGCTAGTAAAATATAAAGTTCCACCACCATACTGAACCAGTAGCAAACTGGTAGCACTCGAAACTGTTGCTGTGCCAGCAGTGATCGTGCATACACCTGCACCAATGTTGAGAATGGTCAAAGTGTCGCCAGCTGCAAATAGCGAAGTGTTCACCGTAATCGTTGTAGCCGAAGCCGAGTTCATGACAATCTTTGTGCCAGCATCAGTAGCAACAAGCACATAGTTTGCTGTCTTAGTTGAAACGGTTTGGTTGTAGTCGTTTAATTGAAGTGCGCTCATCTGCGCACTGGTCAAAACTTGTCCAACAGAGAAACTTTGAATCGCCATAATGCTCCTATTGTAGTCCGTAATCTGGGTTATCGAGGTTGGATGTATCCAGTACAAATGCTAACCGAATCTGACCCAACCCAACTGTGACATCATGCCGTTGAGGGTTGATGTTGTGCCGGATTGATTCAACAACCACGTTCTGTGAAACCGTAGCAGGCGAACCAACATTGAATGTCTTGGACACCGACACCAAATCACCAATCTCCAACCCTGCCACAACCTCCTGCTGTGCAGCCGTCAACGCATTCAACAACACTGTGAACCCCGAAAACTTGACTGTCGGATTCTCAAACTTAGACAACAAAAAACTAGCCAACGCCGACCCAGCAGCATTATCAACCAACGGCACACCAGTCAACGACAAAGTTTTGATCCCATACTCACCCTGAGACGCAGTACCAGTCGCAACATTAGAAGCCGTACCACCATCAATCTGCACAGCCACACGATTCAACACCGTCTCAGCCCCATACTCATTAGACAAAGACTGAATCGGCAACCCAGCCGTACCACCAAAGTTCGCCACAGCCGAACCAGACGCAGCACCAACCCGAGCATCAAAATTAACCAGCCCAGAACGACCAACAAACAAACGCCCACCCTCAGCCACAGCCACGTCGTTCAACGCCTGCAACACATTCGTCGCATCGTCATACGCAACCGTTCCACAAGTAGCAACCCCCGTCTCAATGCTTCGCAGAGCTGTCGAGAACGCCACCTCTGGACGATCCAAGATTGATGACACACGGGCAGAGGTCAACTGTGAAGAAGGATTGAATCCAGTCAGCACGGTCTGACCGAGTTGACCGAGTGCATCGGTACAAACAATCGTTGCAGTTGAAAGATCAGGATCGGCATAGTCAATGTTTAAGTCATACACAAACCCTGAGAACATCGCTTGCGTACCGGCAGTACCCCCGTACACCTCAAACTTGCGACGTGGAGCAATACCCACAGTCCCACCCGAATACCATTCCGATGATGCGTTCAACGGATCAAAGTATCGGTCTGCTGCACGATCATCAGCAACAATCGTGCAACTCGACGAAGGGAACAAATCAAGTTGTGAGGCACGGCCACGATTGATATTGATGTTGGTCACATATTCTGTGATGTCCACAAAGTCTGTGGAACCATCCAACGCAGCAAACCCATCCAACTCCGAAGTATCAAGAATGAACTCGTTCGCAAGAAAACCAACATCCAACAACACCTTGTAAGTTGAACCCCACTTCGTTGCCTTAGCCATTAGCGAAGCCCAAATCCACCACCACCAAAGTTGATCGCACCATTGAGTCTTGAGTAATCAGTCAACAAGTCAACAATCTCTTGGCTCAGAGTAGCTGGGCTACTAATCAACCCAGCATTCACATTGATTACAGGGCTTAACCCACCAGCACCATTCGGATTGAAACCAGTCGAGTTACCAGTCACCGTCGCAGGGATTGTTGCAGCAGCACCAGCCATCGGATTCAAAGCCGTAATCTTTGGATACTGAGTAACAATTCGAGCAACCTCAATTTGCATATCCCTATATTTTTCTAATGCCTCAGTCTCACGATCAATGGCATCAGCCACAGCATCAGTCGCAGCAGCCTGCTTCTCCTTCGCATCCTTCAACTGTTCAGTCAAAGTTTTGTAAGTCTCAGAATCCGTCAACGCACCAGTAACCTTCTCATTCAATAAACCTTGTGCAGTGCGCAAACCATCAGTTGCCTCGGTCTGCTGATCAGTCGCATCAGCACTCGACAACTTTGCCTCAGCCAACGCAATCTCAGCCTCACGAATCATCTGAGGAGTTGACTCAGGATCAGCACGAACCTTGGCCAATGCAGCCTCAGCATCAGCCACAGCAAACACCGACTGCTCCACGTTGTACCCAGCACGTTCCAACCCACGCTGAGCCTGAGCCAACTCAAACGCAGCCTTCTTCGCTTCAGGAGAATTAGCCCCATACCCAGCCACAGCCTTATCCAACGCAGCCTGGGCATCAGCCACACCCTTGTTCGCCTCCGTCAACGACTGACCAGCTTTCACCGAAGCCTTCTGCGCAGCAGTGAACGACTTCTGTGCAGAGTTACTTGACTTCAACGCATCGGTATATTCCTTCAACTTCTCTGTAGCAGTCTTCACATTCTTGGCTGCACCTCCACTGCCTGTACCCATCTCTATAACTTTTGGAATAAAATTGGTAACGCTATTAGTTGCCGATCTAGTTGCCTGACCCATGCGATCCAACGAGTCCGAAACATCCTTTGGTGGTTTGCCCATCTGAGCCAACTGCAACTGTGCAGCATAAACCTTCGCACGGAAACCATCAAACATTGCACCGGCACCAGACAACGCCTCATTTGTTGCATCCTGCACTTTAGACATGGCCACAGCAACAGCCAACGATTTACCAGCACCAACAATGTTGCCTTGCAAACCGAACCCAAGTGCAGCAGCATCAGCCAAAATACGCACAGTCTTTGACAGATCGTGTGTGAAGTTGAGCAATGCAACATAGGAACCTTCAAGGACATTGACGGTAGTGATACCGAACTGACCCATCGCAGCCACACCAGCAGCCAACGCAGGGACAAGACCCTTCTCACCAATCGTGTCAGCGAACGCCAATACACCAGGAACAATGTTGTCGTTAATGAACTTCACAAATGTTTTGAAATAAGGCAATAAGACCAAACCAAGTTCGGTTGCAGCATCTGTCAGCGAAGCCTTCAAGATACGCATCTGGTTAGCAAACCCATCAGAGGTTCGAGCGAAGTCGCCTTGTGCCAAACCTGTGTCCTTGAGAATTAAGGCATAGGCTGCTTGAGTCTTGGCATTAATATCCAATGCGCCTTTGCCGTCATACAAACCAAGAGTCGTTGCTTCTTGTTTCAATCGGACATCATTGAGCGCAACACCAAATCGTTTCAACGGTTCAGTTTCACCAGACAAACCTGAACGCAAAGCTTGGATCGCATCCTCAATGCCGGTGTTGTTGAATGAGGCCAAGTCAGCAGCCAACCCAATCAAAGTGGTTGACATCTGAGCTGCTTGTTCTTTGCCGGTACCGAATGCCTGCAACAAGTTTCCGAATGTTCCTGTTGCTTCTAACGCAGCCTGCTTCGTGATACCGAATGACCTTGCAGAAGTTTCAGCAAAATCGTTGACAATCTTTGCTGAAGAACCAAAAACGACATTGACCTTGGATTGTGATTCTTCCAAGTTGGATGCCATGTTGACCAACTTCAACGATGAAGCAGCAACGGCACCGAAGGCTGCTGTGCCTGCAATCGCCACAGATTTGAAGGATGGAAGAACAGAAGTAAGTTTTCTGCCCATTCCTCCTAGATCATCGCCAACCTTCTTAATGCCTTTAGTAGCACCAGCAACATCGGAAATGAACTTGACAACGAATGTGCGTTCACCAGCCATGCAACAATTCTAGATGACATCCTGACTGGCCAAGCGCACGGCTTCCCTGTACTCGGCAACCATCACACGGAAATCATCAGCCATTGCCTTCCACATTGCTTGACCTTCAAGATGCGCATATCGTGTTGAAGGCTCGCCTGCATCCCACCAAGCATCGTCCATCTCAATACGAACGACACGCTTACGTCGAGGTTGAGCCGATTGGCGTGGTGACGCTGGGGTTGGATTCGTTGCAGGTTCGTATTGGAAGTTGGTGTCAATGAACTTGCCTGATTGTTCGTGGAACTCAAACGGTTGATCGGGTGCGTGTTGTGGAAGATAGAAGATACGAGCAGGGTCTTTGGTTGCAGGGTCGCCTTGCAGGTTGAGTCGTTCATGCAACTCACCCCACACTGCTCGCCATAGTCCTGCTGGTACACGCTCAGCCAACGGTAGAACTAAGTGGTAGTGAGGATCGTCTAGTCGATGTGAGTAGGTGGAGTAGGCAAGATATTCGTAGCCATCTAGATCGGCATTGGCGAATGATTCTCCGTCCATGTCAACCACCAACGCCTCAATCAACCGAACAGCAGTGTTCCCTCTAGTCCTACCTTGGTAGTACTCAACAGGCGACCACAACGCACCATCAGATTTGTTGGTGTTCTCCTCATGGTGCATCAACCGTTCCTTGAGGTCACCCCAATTAGAGGCGAACGGCTTCGGCTGAACAGACTTGACCGAATCAAAATAGACAACCATGAACGCCTCCCTATCTACAGGGTAGCGAACTCGCAGGCAAAGTCAAGCACTACTTGTTGGGGTATCAGCCAAACTATCTAGCACCTTTTGGATAGCACCCAAGTAGGCATCAGCAATATCGCCTTTATGCTTACGCACAGTAGGCCAGAAGAAGTATCCAGACCGTCCTCGATGACGCAGGAATTGACGGGTGGTTGGTCTTGCCCCACCACCAAACTCGGCACCAAAGAACACGTCACCTCTAGTCACCTTTCTCTTCACTTTACGTCCAGTATCAAGATTGCGAGAAGATGTGAACTTTCTTGAAGTTGATTGGAATGCCGACTTCTCATCAAGTTTGATAGTTGGAACACGATCACGTCTCGCCCTCATCCCCTTCATAACTTCCATCGCTTGACGATTACGGGTCACCGATGCAGCTTCAAACTTTGCTGCAACCACTAGCAGCTCTGCGACATCTTGTGCAGCGATGCGCAAGTATTTATTGAACAGGGGATTGGCTTTGGCTTCTTTTCTTAGATACTCGGTAATACCAAGAATCTGCACCGGCGCATCGTTCTGAATGTTTGAACGGAATGTTCCTGCACGACTTGTGCCTGGATTGGAGACGGCCATGCACCGATACTACTTGCCTAAATGAATAGCTCTCCATCGAAGGTACGCCAACATGGTGAACAGCATTCTTGGTTCTTCTGCCAGCAAAACACTAGGCGCAATCGAAGTCTCGCAAGCGAGATATGCAATTACCCAGTGGGCTGACTTATCTCCAAAGGGACGATCACTGCGTCTGCGCTGTCTCCCACTTCGAGTGCTTCAATCTCATTACACCAAGAATCAAAGTCCAAACCTGTCTTCTTCAACCGATGTTCTGCATGCCATCCAAGGTATGCAAGATCGGTCAATGTTAGTTCTGCTTCAAACTTGGCAACACTGCGATTGTATTTATTTTCAAACGCAATGAAGTCAGGAAACGCAGCAACGATTGTTCGTTGCTTGCCATCTAATGCACTAGTCAAACTGAGTGCTATTTTCATTCTCTACCTCCCTAGGTAACTATTTAGATTATGAGAACTATGCGCCAGTGCCTGTCTTGGTGATTGCACCAGAGATGGGAAACGATATTGACATTGTGGCTAGGTCGCCTATGGCACCTTTTATCATCTCGTGTGATGTAGGCAGGACACTAAATGCGTACTGTGGATTACTGGACGAAGCAGCAGCAGTACCGTTCGGCTTCACTGTCATCGGTACAGCAGTACCAGCAGTGAACGCATCGAAGAACAACTTCTCAATCGTTGGGTAGTCCTGTTGCAATTCCATTGTGATCGAGTTATCAATCAAGCCTTGGATGCGAGTCACAGCTGACGAGCCCATACTGGTAGTGGCTACCTCAGCTGCACTAGACGACAGAGTTATGGATGTGACATAACTGGAAATGTCGGTTGCAGCAGTGCCGTAGGTGACTGCCACGTTGGTGAGTACTTGCTTTGCCATGAGTATTCTCCTGCCTATCGGCGTTCGAGTTGATGTCTGCTCGGCTGAGCCGATTGCATAACACTACACGCCACAAGCAACACTCGGCAAGGGGTTAGGCGTACACCGTGACAACGAAATCAATCGCCAAATAAGTAGCATCATTTGCTTCAAGAGTAGAGATGTTGTTTGCAGACTCAACAATCAAATCCTGCACAACCCCACCCAAAGTCCGATCTGACTCCAACGCCTGACGAATCGAGGTAGCACCCTTATATGACAGGTAGCCATCCAACAGATTTTGTGCAGTGCGCTCAGCTGAACGACCCACGACAACGCTGATCGTGAACTGGTGAGTAATCAAACCCCCACCCATAGCCCCGTTGTACTGAATTGAATCTAATAACGGCCAAGCGAACGGGGTGTTCACGTTGTCAGGCTGATAGGCGTAAGCACGAAGTCCTGACACGGTTGCCAGGTTCGCAGCCAAACCAGCCTTAATCTGGGAGACGGTAGTGGTTGAACTCATGCGAAGAGACGCATACGTCGGTACGGCTCGACGAGCTGTGCCACGTCAGGGTCGAGCGCACGGCTCACCCTGATCGCACCCATGTCACCGAAGCCTGCGACACCCAATGGACTGTCGTATCGTTTGAACAATCTTGAAGCCTGAATGATTGTTGCCTGCGTGACCGGCTCAGGGACATACGGCCAACCGAAGTTTGCTGTCACCTTCACCAACGCTTGGGAACCATAGTTGGCATTCACAGTTGGGAACAGGTAGTCACCGACTGCACGAATCTTGTCGTATGCCCAAGTGATGCCATCAAGATCACCGTTCAACGGTTCCAACTGCCAATCTGTCGGAGTCCATGTTGTATCAAATATGCCGTCAGCGTTCGTTGAAGTTTGCAAAGTAATCGCAGTTCCTGAGATGTCATCGACTGAACAGAAGAATGAATCCTCAGCCTGGAACACACGGGCAGTCGCAGAACCAACAGCCCAAAACTTGCGATTGCAATAACCATCTATCAGACGTGAAGCAGCACCAGCACAGTTGTCAATGAGTTCGTCGTCAATAGTGTCAGCCGTGCCAATGCGCAAGGCTGCTTTGATTTGGTTGCGTGTGGTATAGCCGTTGGTGATTGCCATAGTGTCCCAATACTACTTCACCACAATCCAGTCCTTACGATAGGCAACACCTATCCCAAGGAATGAACCTCCCACCGAATCGTATTGATCAGTGAACTCAACAAAGTCATGGGTTCGACTGTGTGCAATTTTGTGTTCCTGCCAGTAGGTACCGACATCCTTGCAGGAGTCTGATTTGATGTCGTGGAACACTTGGATGTTGCATCGTTCAATGGTTGATTCTGCGTCTCTTTTGACACCCTCATATTTGTGGTCGCCATCAACAAAGATGCAGTCAAAGAACTGTTTGCTGACCCATTGTGAGAAGTCTTTGCTTTGTGAATCTTGCTGGATGTATTCGTATCCCTCAAGCAGCTCGGGTTGGTCAATCAAATCGACTGCCACAGCTTGGTTGAAATGGTGATTTAATCGACGCAAGGTTTCGACTTGTATCACGAATGTGCCACCATGCCTGGTGCCAATCTCCATATAGGAATTGATTTGGCTGGCTTTTGATGCAAGCCAAGACAAGTAAGGAGCGAACTGATTTGGGTATTGCCAGATACGCAACCCAAGACCAGGTTGAGCCAACATCTCTGCCGGTAATTCTTCTGGGTTTTCGTCATTGAATCCACATTCGGGAAGAAGGGTCAGCCATGTATTGGCACTCAACAAAGATTCACGTTGTATGGTGCGCAACTTTTGGCGCACAGTTTCAACTGATTGATTCAAGAAGTTCACCTACCTCTTGACGGAACACGCTTTGTTGGTTGGCCACCACACTGCGATATTCCGATTGCGCTAGATGGTGCGTATCCCAATCAGCCAGAACCATACGCAACGCAACAGAAGCCTCATCCAAAGAATCAAACTTGTAGCAATCATCCAATGGCATATCTGCATCAAATCCTGCTGCACCAAGTTTCGTAGATAAGACAACACACCCAGCAGATGCAGCTTCACGGGGAGGTCGATCCCTGCCAGGGTGCCGACCAAAATCCATATACACCTGCGACGACCACAACAATTCAGCAACACCGGCACGACCCAAGCCACGCAACTCCACAAACTCCACACCAGGATGAGCATCCATAAACGGCCTCAGCAGCCCAGCATCCTTGGCAGGGTTCACAACAACACGGGGCAACCTAGGAACATCAGCATCCAAAACATCAACCCAATCAGTGAGCATCAGCTGCTTGCCACCAACCTTCTGTTGCACATACTCCCACGCATATTGCGACTGGCAAAGATGCAACGAAATACCTGACAAATCTGTTTGATGATGCGAACCAAAGTTGTCCACACTCAACCACCACAACGCACAACGGTTCGCAGGGAACTGTTGAGCCAAGTGTGGCCATATCTCCGGCAACACAACCAGCGAACCGGCAGGAACAGACTCGACCACAGGACAGTCATAACGGCTATACGCATTGTGGTTTGAATCTGAAGGCCAATACAGCATCGCAGCCGACCCAGGCTCAATCTCGTTAGCAGTCGCAACCAGCTGATGCAACGCCTCAACACCACCAGTCACAGCAACATTCGGAGAAACCACCACCATCTTCAACATCAATCCCACCCCAAATCCCTTCGACGCTTCAAGTCCCAAGCCCCAGCGTCAGGAACACCTGACTGCCAACGCAGCGCATGCAGCTCCTGATTGGCTTGGAAACTCTTTGCATTCTTCTCAGCCAACGACGCATCAGAACCAATCGTTGAAGAATTGTCGTGAATGATCCCAGCCTGAGAAACCTTCACCTCAACATTGATTCGACGTGACCGATCCTCAAAATCGTTGTCCTCAAAATACGCTGGCACATAACACTCACTGAACAGACCAACCCGTTCAACCACACCAGCACCCACCCAAGCACACGACCAAGGTTGCGTCTTGCCGGTCAACGTAATTGAATCAGGTTCACAATCTTTGTAGAACTCCTCCAACTGACCTGGTTCAAAGAACGCATCAGAGTTCAACAGAATCCAGCCATCAGCATGAGGGGTTGATTTGATGCCCAGGTTCCATGATGGTGCCACACCAAGGTTCGTTGGCATACGCCACAGATACCAGTTCTGAATGTGTTGCCAAGGCGCAGTCCAAGCCAACATGTCAGGGTCATACCCGTTCCCGTTGTCAATGATGATGAGCTGCTCAACGGGATAGTCAATCGAACGGATCGCCCGTTCCATCAAGTCGTATCTGTTTAGGACGGGGATGATGATGCACGGCACCATTCAGCGAGTCCCTTCATCACAGGCTTCCAATGAGCCTCCCAAACGGCATCAGCGTTGTATGCCTTAGCGAA